GAGCCAACCAGCGTATCGAGCGTCATGCCAGGATCGGTTGCTTCTGCGGTGTTAATAGTTTCTAAAAACTTTTGTGCTTTTTCTTTGGTGCTGAAATAATTCTTTTTATTTCCAAGCCTAACAACCCAAGCTGGTCTGTTTGCTTTTGCATTACTCTCCCAATATTTAATTTGTATTGTCATTGTTCCCATCCTTATTTTGACCCATGTGGGCAAATATTTTTTTAATATTTAATAAGAATGGGCATTTGTGGGCAGAAAATCAAGCCTAAAATTAACGCAGCACGGCAACTCTATCAACTCATTTTGCCCACATTTTGCCTACATTTGGCATATTTAAAAACTTAAACCATTTAAAAACAAGGACTTAAATGGCGCGGTTGACGGGACTCGAACCTATTGTTTGATAAGAAGATATGAGCATATATAATAAAATAAGATAAACCTGTGTTTTCTGTATCACAGTTTAACGTCTGATTTCTCCTGTTCCTGTACCCCGTCTGTACCCCGTCTGGACCCCACATACTTACCTATCTGACCCGTCACGCTTTGAATGACTTCATTTCTAACCCGTCACGTTACGCATTCTCTGAACCAATCGCTCTGCCCTATTTGTGACCTGACGATACCATTTAGAATCCACCATTTCATCAGCAGCCTTGTTCCAATCCCTCGCAACAACACCAGCCTTCATACCTTTAAAACCACTAAGTCTACCTAGACCCAAGTTGAACATCATGTTTGAAACTATCTCTTGAGCCTCGTCAGGCAGCTCATCAAAATCATCATACAATCTTTTGCAGTCAACAAGCACTGACTCTACATCCTTATCAAAACATTCTTTAACACGTTCTTCTGAAACAGGATCGCCTATATCTTTTGTACTTTCTACATCAGAATCAACGATAAGATGACCAATTCCAAACGTAGGTAAACCAAGGTGATCTAAATATATTTCGTACTTACAGCCCTCATCAATCTCAAGTTGTTTTCTGAGTCTGTCTAGATTCATTCTTTTTCTCCTCGCAAATTCTACAAACCATTTTCATTGTTTTCCACTTTTGTTCAATCGTATAAACTTCAACAATCAATCGTTCAGCTCCACAAACAAAACAGAGTTCTTTTTCTGTCACCGTGTTCTGATTTTTGACATAGCTCGATGACCAAACCAAAAAGAAATGACACCAGCAAAAAGAGCAGCGGTTTCTTCATCCCAAATGATTTTCATCGCATCACCCCATCCAATTCCAAGTGACATTTGGTCTATTAAAGCACCACTTTTCACTGCTAAAAAAAGAGTAACAAAAAGGTACGTTACAACTGGTCTTACAGATCCTGACAAAGCAGCAGCAAATTTTGATTTTGAATTAGCCGATTTCATCTCAGAATAAATACCTTCAATTTCTGAAATATCTGCTTTTGCTTCCAACTCATTTATTTTCAAGGTAGATAGCTCAGAAGCGTATTTTGCTTTTGCTTCAAGCATTTTTAACTCTTGAGAATCTTTTTGTTTTTGTTTAAAAATTGAAATTATTTCTGGCACAATTGAAGTTGCAAAACCCAACGCCGATCCAATAATGGTAAGCATTATTCTGCACCCTTATCAAAAGACTTTTCACGTATTTTTGTATAAGCGTTAGCACCCAAAAAAGTGGCAATGATCCCCATGTTTGCTATTACCCAAGTGCTTCCAATCGGTTGTAATACAGTAATTCTTTCAACAGAAATAAAAGGTGTAAGCATGATCGTAATAAAAGCAGTTACACTAAAGAGACTAAAAAGAATCATAAACCTACTTTGATCTTCTTTACGATTAGCGTTATCGATTTTTATAAATCGTTCATGCTTATCAAGTTCTTCTGTTGTAACTATACCATCACCGTCAAGATCCGCTTGATTTAAAGGATTATCTTTAGATAGTCTTTTCATTTTATAAACAACCACTTAGGTTCAAAAATTAAAGTAAAGGTATAACTTAGAGCAACTACACAAATAGTAAAAAACAAAATATCACTCACGGTTTAAACTCCAATGCAAACCAAATCAACCCAGCAGCACCACCACCAGTGATAAGTATTCCAGCAGTTATCCCCAGTACATTCAATATCTGGTTCTTTCTTCGGATAGCTTTGTAGCGTCCTTCTTTTTCTCTCTGTTTTGCTTGTCGTCTAAACTCTTGAAACTTCTTTAAACCAGACGCTCCTCTGGTTTCTTGAATGATTCGTGTAAGCTCTGCTTCATATGATTTTGCCTTCTCATAGGCAATATAGCTGCTAAGAGGATCACTTTTGTTACCAGATTTCTGAGCTTCCTTTGCACCGTCAATAAAAGTAAAAAGACTGTTCACGTCCTTCGACATAGAATGTAGATCCTTGCCGATAGAAATACCCTTTTTTATCGCCGTAAAAGCGAGTAAAGCACCAGATAAAGGGTCCATTTTTATCCCTTAACCACAAGACTTAATAGTAAAACAATAGTCGTTCCAGCCGATCCAACAACTACCATCTCAAGTCTTTTCACTCGACTAATTATTTCTATCCAACGCTCTTCAGACACTGCTTTAAGAGTGTCTAATTCAGCTTTTAAATCTGTAATTTTTGTCATCGAAAATCTAACTTGGTTTGCTTGGAAATGTGACGCTGTTTGGAAAACCAGATTGCTCTGGTATTTGACGCAAATCGCCACGATAATTATACCATTCTATAGGAACGTCTTGACCAAGTTCTTTTGCCCGTGTGACAACCCAGTCACATTCAGAGAGGAGTGTATCTCTCTTAGCTCTCACAGATGCAGCTCTCGCTGTATCAAGAGTTGCCTGATACTCAGCCTCCAAATCACTTTTAGACTTGGAATCTGTTGATGTAAACATATCAACAACAATCCATTTCTTTACCCAATTCCCACTCGAATCTTGTTCTACACCAGCTCGGTTTACTGTTTGATAAGCTGTACAATTTGGTTGTGCTGATTCTAAAATTGGACTCAAACCAAAGCTATTTAAAAAATCACTATCCCAAACTTTTGGAAATAATGTGTTAGAGTTTTCACTTCGAATCTCACTCTCAGTTTTAACAGTTCCTTTTGAATTTCTGTATTCTGTCATATTAACTCCTGTTTAGGCTGCTACAGCAATGAAAAAATAAGTTTCACCATTAGAATGAATATCAGCATTTCCACTGGCTGGAACACTAAATCCGCTTGAAAGCGGGTCAATTAAATCTTCATCGTTTTCTTCAGCCGACGTTGTTTCAATTGTTGCAAACGTGTCGTTCCCAGCAACAATTCCAGAAACCGAATTGAAAATATGTGGCTTGCCAGAAGAACTTGAAAAACGCTTTATATATACAAATTTTGCTCCAGAGGTAAATCCACAGTCTACATCTTTTGCACCCGACCCACACGTATATGTTCCGACTTTCGAAACTCCAGGGAGAGTTGCAAACAACCAAGCAGAATACGCATCAGATGCCCCATTCGAATCTGATCCAGTCGTAAAAGTTGTTGAAGTAAAACTATTCGTCCGACTTCCAAAACCACTTGAATCGGCTGCAAAATATCCTTCTTGATTTGCGTGCAATAAAAACCAATCACTACTACCTCCAGATTTTTTCTTTATTACAACGGCTTCTGGTGCAACTCCAAGTGAGTGGTTAACGGTTCGACTTGTTCCAGCCGAATCGCCTTTATATCCAACGACTTGAAAAAAGTTTCGTGCATTTTTAAAGAAATAACGAACTTCTAAATGATTAGCTTGGTACACACCATAGCTACCCATCGGAGCTATATCAAACCCACCAACATTATTAGAGGCATCGTAGTCGGCAGCGGCCAGTCTACTATCTAAACGTAATCTTTTTTTACTAGTTGTAATTCGATTGAACCACGAAATTCTATCAGCACCACCAGTTCCACCTGTTCCATTGCCAGCGTTTAAAATAATATAACTGTCAACTCTATTTAGTCCACTTGCATTAAAAGAAACGGACTGGCTGTTTCTTAAAATATTAAAAACCGCAGAACTCGTTTCTGGAGCAACCATCATTTCAGATCGGATTGCAACAAAAACATACGTTCCGCCGTTTGCATTAAATTGATCATTTGTAGACGCAACTTTAAAACCTGTTTGTAAATGATCAAAAACTTTTGAAGAGGTATTATCAGAACCACCAACATTAAACTCTGTAAAAACGTCATCGTAGCCACTCTCTGAGCCATCACCATCATAGCCGATGTGCCAACCACGAATTGTATCAATAATACTTTTGTCTGAACCACCACTTGTATCAGCTCGAAAAACAAAAATCCATTGTGGTTCAAAACCTGTTGTAACCGTTATGTTTGCTGATCCAGTTCCAGTATAGTTCCCACAGTGAATCATTGCCTCGTCGCCCGTCGCATGAGCAAAACCATAGATAACATACGTCCCTGAGTCAGCACCCGAAGCTAAAACTGCATTTGTACCTGAAATGGAAAGATGAGCGTTACTAGTAAAAGCTGAAGTTCCACGAGCATCATGTAAGTTTGTATTTACTCCAGAGGCCATCGATCTGTGTACACAAAACATCTTTGATCCAGTGTTACCATTTCCAGTGTCATTTCGTTTTGCAATGACCATCCCAACTGTTCCAAGGCTAGAAAGATCTATAGTACTAGAAGAACCGTTTGAATGACTTACTGTTTTTACAGTAAAAAAATTATTTGCTTCACGAAAAGTCCATGAACAGTAACCAGCACCATTACTCGAATATTCAGAGCCACCTTTTATTGTAAATCCGTTTGAATTAAATGCAGTTAATGAATCCCCTCCATCAGCACCAACAGCTAGGGCTGACCCATTGCCAAGTATTCCTACGTTTGAACCAGATCTACTATCTAACATACAAACTGGTGTTGATGAGTCTCTTCTGTGTAACATAACTAGTCCGTGATTGTCGCTTAGATTTATACTATTTTGAACGTTTTGATTTGACGAATCACCAGTATATAAAAATGTTTTAAAGACTTGAGAAACATCAGGAACTTCAGCAGTTGCTGCCCCACCAAGTAGTATATTTTTTGATGATACACTCATTTTAAGATCCTGCGTCTACTGCCAGAGTTCCATCATAACGAGTTCCACCATCTTTCGTGTAAAAGACATAAGTATCAATTTCGCCTGACGCTGGTGCATCAGGTGCAGTTCCACCCGCAAATTTTACACTAGAAGGAAACGTCAAAGAGTGTGATCCTCCAGATGTGATTTGTAAAATAAAACTAAAAGCATCATTTGTTGTTTGTTGAATATTTCCATAGTTAAAAACAAATGTTGTGTTTTGATCTGTTGTTAATGTAAACACATTGGCTGTTGACAGATCTAATGTAACTGTAGCTGCAGCACTCAAAGCTACAACCGTTTCTAAGTATGATTTAACTTGTAATTCTTCACTTAACTTTACATTTCCATTACTATCAGCGGTCAAAGCTTTTGATGCTTGAGAAGTTCCTAAAGTAGTAACATCCACATAGTTTAATTCAGCAGTTGTAGAAGTACATCCGTCAAGCTTATTAAGTTCGGCGGCTGAAGCCGTAACGTCGGCCAATAAACCAGCGTTGGAGGCAGCAGAGGTTGCTGAGGAAGCAGCAGCCGACGCACTCGCTGATGCTTTTGCATTGTAATGTAAAGCAGAAAATCCCGTTGTAGAACCGTCACTTAGAGTAAATTGTGAATCCTCTGCAGTAGTTGCAAATTTCCCAGCGTCCGCAGCTTTGTTTGATGCAGTCGTAGCACTATTTGCAGCGGCTGTGGCAGAATTACCACTATTTGTAGCCTGAGTAGTTGCTGTTGAAGAAAAGGCCGACGCTTTTGCATTGTAGTGTAAAGCACTGAACCCTGTTGTAGAACCATCACTAAGAGTAAACTGACTATCTTCAGCAGTAACAGCGAATTTACCAGCGTCAGCCGCTTTATTCGTAGCTGTAGTCGCACTGGTGGTTGCTGTTGCAGCATCAACAATTAAAAACCATTTACCACTATCTGTGTTGGTTGTGAGAGGTTGAGAGCCACTAGAAGTATGAGCAGTGATAACTTGAAAGATATTATTAGTACTTGTGTCTTTAACAATATCACGTACAGCATACGTTGTAGACGCAGCCCAATTGCCTTTGTTTACTCCAATTTCAGTTGTTAAATCAATCTCACCACTTGTATTAAAAGCAAATACTTTACTGGCTCTTGACGTCGCATTTTCAGTAAACTCTGTAGACGTGATTGTATTTGTTTTAGACAGCTTAATCGTTCTATCTAACTCTTCATTGTTTTGTAAAATAAGATGGGTAAGTTTATCCATTTGGTCTTCAAGTGAAGCTGCTGGAAATGGATCATTAGCAACCAAATCAAGCTCTTGAGAAATCGTTTTGTTACGAATAAGTGTTATTGTTTCCCCAGAAGCAGGAATGTTGCCACTGGTAAATGTGACTGTTCCTCCACTGGTATCTCCAACGCCTGACGAATTATAATGTGTACCAGAGGATTTGGTTGTTTCTACACCTGTTGAAGATCGAACTATTACTTGTAAATCAGCGTCAGCAAAGACCTTGAAGTTGTATGCAAAAGCGGCTGTACTTCCATCACCGTTAAACTGCCGTTTGGTATTTGTTGATGATACTGTCATCGTTTAAGTCCTTCTTCTTTTACAAGTTGGCTTTGGGTATAGGCTTTTCTAAGCCCTTCGTTTTCTTTAAAGTTTATCAATGCTTCAAACCCAGCATTTAAATATTCTTGTTCTTTTGCTTTTATTAATGACGCTTTTTGAAAATCATTTGCTTTTTGATACAATGGGCTTGCTGCAACTAAATCTAATAACGCATCTCTAAAATCCATAATGCCTCTGCTTTGTTTTATAGAGATTTCATTCTTAGAAAGATTGACCCAATCACTTATGTTTTTATTTGAAAGCTTAATCCCTGCTTTACGATTTGTAGGTGAAGTTAGTGGCCAGCCATTCGTAACGGCTGCAACTCGCATAAGTTCATTTTCAAGAAAAGAAGGGTCTTTGCCTTTTTTAAATTTAATACCAGTTATATTGTTCCATAAAGTATACCCTGGCGATGTTGCCCAATGGTAATCGTCAGCACCTAATGTATTTCCAAGCGTATCATAAAGCACAACATTTTTTTGGGTTTCATCTCTGAAGTTACTATCTTTAGCATTATACGCATCAACTTGCTTGAGTATGTTCATAGCCACAGTTGTCATATCATTTTTAGCTGTACCCACCATTCTAAAGTCAGGGCCGCCATCAGGATGTTTAAATCTAAGTTCGCCGCTAGGTAGCTTTTCATTAACATCTGCTAAAGTGTAGTACTCTACAGGAACTGTTGTACGAGTCTTAATAGGATCTGTCGTTCTATTAATCATACGTAACAAACCACTTATTGGGAAAGCACCATCTGTTGTAGCTTCCGCTGGGCCTCGCAATAAGTTTACTATATTGCCGTCCTCCAAAGCAGACGTAATGTCTGAAAGACCTTTTAACATTGGGAGCTGGGTATAGTAATCCGCTGTAGCTGCGAGTGTAGCCTTCACAATGTTCTCTCGCATTTCTGGATCTCTTGTGAGAACCATGCGTTGTACAATATCCGCAGTAATTCCAATGATACCACCTACTGGCTCAAACCCATGATAGCTCACATAAGTTAATTCACCATTTGGCCTGCCATATTTATCGTAGATTGGTAACAATTCGTCATTTTCATCTTTTGGCCAAGCATCATTATTCTTACGAAATACCAAGCTGTAGGGCTGCCATCCTTTTGGTAAAGCTTCTCGCACCTTTTTATCTTGCGGCATGGACCCAGTGATCTGCCCATTCATCGCATATTCAGCAACCATAAACATAGATGCGCCGCCGACTGCTAGTTTCCCCACTGCTCTTTGATGACCTTTAGCTCCATTCTTTCCAAGCAAATCTGCGTATGTTCGGGGTGCAAAAAAAGGCAAGAAATCAGATGTTGCTAGCATTGAATTGGTAGGAGCTGTTACAAATGGCAATAAAAATCTACCTACCCAAGTTCGTTGAACCATGCCAGACATTTTACCAAACGCCCCAAGATCTGACATCATAGTATCGTATCGAGCTTTTTTATCTAGCTGTTCACCAACTGCCCCAGGATCTAGCGCAAGCATCCCAGCTTTATCTGCGGCTTGCTGGTCTGTAAAACCTTGGTTTTTAAAATGTTGGTAGCGTTGGTTGACTAATGTATAGAGTTCGCCTCGCTGCGACATTGTTTTGAAAAATTCATCAGCCGTCAACATTCCACGAAATGGTAATCGAACAACTTTTCCAAAAGTATCAATAGCTCTTCCTATTGTTGAATACTCTGGATCTGTGCCACTGGCTATGGATTTATACTCTTCAAGATCTGCACGATTTAACTGGCTTGCTGGTATTTCAGTTTTAAAAGCTATTGAACCTAATTTCATGGCATCTTTAAAGGCAGCCATCTGTCCTTTAATTCTTAAATAAGCATCATTTATGTAAACTTGGTCTTCGGGTATTTTTGCTCTTTGACCAGTAAGTTTATATCCACCTCTTACAAATGCGCCATAAATACCAGCAGCTTGTTCCGCTGGAAGTTGATAAACGATAAATGTTGCACTGCCTAAGATGTTTTTAAACTGTGACGCTGTTTGCCAAAGAAGCCCAGCAAGGTAAGCTTCATGCACTTGTTTTTTTAATTTTGAACCAAATCCATTTTCTGCAAATTTATTAACGGCTCCTAAACGACCTTTTTTCTGCGTTTTTAGTAAATATTTTGCAAGTGTTTCTGTTGTAACATTTGCACCAGTTTCATTCAGCATTCGCATAGCTTCTTGCCCTGCTCGTATGCCATCCATTTCACCGCCAACCTTAATACGAAATGACTGTAAGGCTCTGGCAGCTTCTGTCTGTGCGCCCTTAATCTGCAACTGTATGCCAGCGTGAATTGCAAGTTGTCTACGAAATCGCAACCGATCTAATGCAGTAGCCTGGCCACTTTCAATTTTAACAGCCAGATCATTAAGTTGCTGAGCTGAGTCAACAAGCAACATACGAGAGGCAACGAGTTCTTCAGCATTTAAATTTGCGTCACCAACTTTGCGAGATAGTAATTTTCTTTTAAAAGACATTTCGTCAGCAGCAATTTTTGCCGCATCTGCCATAGTAGTTTTGTTATCTCTTATGCCTCTGGTTATAATATTTTGCGGATCTTTAAGTTGTTGCGCCATTATTTGGATGGTGTTTTTTACATCATCTGGGCTTGTAATGTTACCAAAATTAAAACCAGACTTATCATTACTAAGATCAATTGCTGCTTGTCTTTGAATTAAAACTTTATCTGTTAATTCTTCAGATGCAACATTTTTTGTTGGATCTGAAGTTTGGATGTTTTCGTCAGCTTTTAACGCTCTTTTTGCCTGCTGATTTACATCTGTTGCCATCGCCTCGGCTGCGCTAATTTCATCTTCTAATGCTTTTTGTGCAGACAATAAATCATCTTGAGCTGGTGATGCACTAAAGTTTTGAGATGCAAATTCTTTTTGGCCTTCTGGTGAAAGCAATACTTTCGATTGTTCTTCTTGTGTTTTTCGCAAAGAATAATCAGCATTATTTTGAAGCAAAGGCATTTCTTGTTCTGTTGGTACTCTTGCTGGCTGGTTAGTTGGAGTAACATCACTTACTTTTTTCTTACCTAAGTTTTTAAACAGTTGCCCTAAAGCACTACCGCCAGCTATTTGAATAGGTTTATTGTCAACCTCTGGCCCTTGGCTAACTTCTGTAACGTCACCTCGCATTTGCCCAGCCTCGTTGATTCGGTTCTGGTTTGCCAGATCCGCTGCTGATAATGATAAATTTAATGCCATTTATTGCTCGTTTTTTGTAGGTTCTGGTTTGCTTAAAACCGTGACTGCAACAGGGCCAACAATACCATATTTTGCCAAGATGTTTACTGCTGCATCATCAAAGATAACAAAATTGTCTTTGGTAATTTCTGTATCCATAGTTGGATTTCTAAATCCTGATGCTCGATACTTTATGCCTTTTATTCCTAATTCATTTAAAAATTGTGCGCCACGTTGCCCATTACCATCCATATCTTTAAGAACTTTTACTATTTCACTGCCTGGAACATCTGCTCCACTTTGCAGCAATTCATCTAATTTTTTTACTGGATCATCACCTAGCGTTACATCTTTGTAGTTTCTTAATTTTTTCTTTACATAATCAGATTGCTCAGAAAATGGTAAATCATAATCAAGCAATTCTTCTGGCTTTGGTGATAAAGCTACTTTATAAGTCTTACCACTAGCCGCATTATCAACTTTTAAATCTAATTCTTTTAAGATATTTTTAGTTTCAATATAATCTTCTTCTGCAAATTTTGCTTCTAATTTATTGCGCCGTAATTGTTCTGCATCAGTAACGCCATAAGATTGAAGAGCTTTTGAAGCTTCAATTTTTTTGTATCTTTGTTCTAATGCTTGTAATGGGCTTTGGTTGTTTTGTATTGCGTCACCAACTGCAATTAAAATTTCATCAAGGTTACCATCTTTATTTACTTTATAATTTTCAAACCCTAACGCTTTAGCTAATTGTGGTTTTTTTAAAAATTTGGGATCTAAATTATGTTCTTTACCTTTAACTGAAAGTGTAAAAGTAGATAAGGTATTTTTATAATACTTTGCTATATCTTCAACTTCTGTAAAGTATAGCCCATAGCCATACATTTGCGCTCCCTCGCCGCTTCCTATCTTATCAAGCTTAAACTCGTCAAAGTCAGCACCAGATCCATGAAAAGCTATAATGCCTGGCTCATTGTCTGTTGGTACTTCAATCCTAGCTATGTTATCTTCTGGATCTATTTTTGTTTTTGGAACAAGATCGCCTTTGTCATTGCGTTGATAAACTGTATTATCTACTTGATTCACTTTGCCTGGCTGTGAAAGATTATCAACACGGTTCATACTTTTTAATGTTTGCCTTACAAAAGTACCAAGTGGGCTGCCTTCAGCTTCTTGAGACGTTAAAGCCGTGCCCATTAATCCACCAGCAGCCAATTGAAATGCTTTATTTCCTAATATTTTAACAGCAGAATATAGAACTCCAGCCATTAACGGAATATCCGTTGTAGCTTTTATTCTGCTTGCTAGTCGCTCATCTAAAGTTGCGTCATTAGGATTTTCTATTGATGCACTTAGATATGAGGTAATTTCATTTTCTAAACCTAAATCTTTTGCAATCTCAAATATATTGCCAATATATGGCCCTTCAGACATCATTGCGCCTGCGTCTTTCATAAAAACTTTAGCAGACGTTCCTAGTGGGCCACCAGGCGTTAATGAATATCCAACAACGTAAGATATTAATTCTTTTGCCATCATGCCAGGCTTTGTGTCTGGCTCAAACATAGAAACATCAATGCCGTCAAATCCTGTTGCATCCATTATTATTTGTTTTGGATTTATTTCTGGAATACCCAATAAATTGACAGGGTCAATTTTAAACTTCATGTATTTACCCAGGAAGTCAGACACAGTATCTGTAAAACGATCAACACCTTGCGCTGCGCCAGTTATAATTGGGCCAGTAACTTTTTTAACAGCACTGTCAAGATCATCAAAATACCCCTGTAATCCATTGCCTCTTCTATTTTTTGGAATAGACAACGCCATCTGCTTTCCGCTTGCTGGAATTTGTATCATTTCTGGTGGAGCATTTCCAATAGATGTATAACCACCAGTATCAAGCGGCATAAATAATTTATCGCTTTTTGACTCTTCATCATACTGACGTACAAGGGTACTCTTATCCATCTTATCTACAGGAAAGTTTGCTTTTCGTATAAGTGATGCCGAATAGTATCGATCAAGCTCTTCATCGCCATTTGTATAAAGTTCATCTTCCATTAGTAGGTCACTTCTATGTACTTATCATATGTTGAAAGTTTATCTTTTGTTTGTTGGTAAATACGCCGTGTCTCTGCAAGAGCCTCATTGTTACCAGAAAGGGTACGTTCTTTTTCGTCATTCCAAGCCTCAAGCTGGGCATATGGGTTGTCTGTGGAATTTAAAACTAATTGATCGTTTGTTAATGCAGCAATACTTGAAAGTTGCGCTAAGTAATCCCCCTTAAGCTGTTTAACAATTCTTATCTCAACATCTGCTAATAATTCATTTGCTTTGTCTTTTATTTGCTTTCGGGTTAAAGACAATCCATCAGCAAGTTTATCTTCAACAAACTGAGTTAATTCATTATTATAATTTAAATATTCACGCTGTACGGTTTTTGATGTTAACCCTTCTACGTCTTGCAATGGATTATAACCAATTTCATTTTGACCAAAAAGTCTAAATTCTGCTAGATTATCGTCACTTTCTGATAAAATAAGTTTTCGCACTGTTTCAAACTCAGGTGCAGTCAATTTACTTCTATCATCAATTAGGTTGCTAAAAGTATAGCTTCCAATGCTTGCTCGAAATATTATACTTGAAAGTTCATCTTCATTAGTTGTAGCCGAAAAACCTGACCCTATTGTGTTAGCTAATTCTAGTTCTGCTTTTTCACGATCAGTTACGCTTTCCCAAACAGCATTTCTATCAAAGAAATCAAAAATAACTTGCTTTGCTTTCTCGCCATTAATTGGCCCATTGCCAAATATTGTTTCTTTTTCCGTTTGGTTAAAATACATATCAAATGGTAAAAAATCTATGAGTTTAAATGTATCAGAATCCTTAATTGTAAACATAGAAATAAATGCTTTTTGATAATTTTCTTTTTGTTTGGTGTCAAATTCTTCAGATTTTTTTTCTAACAGGTTAGTACGATCAATGGCATTTTTTAAAGCGGTAAAGATAATTGCATCACCTTCGGGTATAGAATTGAGCTGTATTAGAGTATTAATAGCATAGTCTGCACCCACTATATCTGACATTGACGCTAGAGATTCTAGATCTGTAATACCGTCTTTACGAAAACGCTCTACTGCTTCAAACGCATCGTAAAGTAGAGTTGCTTTGTCAATATTGCTACCAACAAATCCGTTTATAACATTTGTAGCAATTTGTTTCTTCATTTCAAAATTAGCTACTGTTACTGCATCAGGATTTGCACGGCCATCGTTAATGCTAGGCTGTTGCAACACCATGAGTTGTTTAAACTTCTCCTTATACAAATCTTGATCTGCGCTAATATAATCAGATAATATTTCAACAGTTTTTGTTCGCTGTGCAGACAACGCTGCTTCTTCTCTTGCAATATAACGTGAATCAATTTCCCCACGAACTTTAAAACGATACTGTAATTCTAAGCTGTCAAAGGCTGAATTAAACTTTGCTAATGCACCACGATTTCTAAGCTGCCCTAAAATTTTTTGTTTTACTTCACCAACTTGCTGACTCCATTTGTTTTCTCCTTCAAAAACATTTCCAATATCTGGATCTTTAATAGACGATAGCGTCAACTCTCTTAGGCTTTCTTCGGCTGCTAACAGACTTTCATTATATTGTATTTCTGTAGCCATCTTCTGGCGTTGCACCATAAAGCTAGTGGCTGCATTCATAGCTGTAAGCAGTGGTTTTGCTTTATCTAACTCAGCTTGTGCCATTGCCCTTGGGTTTTGACGAGCATTAAAACTTACGCCTGGTAGGGTACTACCTCCTTGGACTCTTCCTGTTTGGTAAACTGGTATTTTCATTGCCCAAAGAACCCTGAGCTGTAGGCTGTGTTTGCTGCTTGGCTAAAGCTTTGAAGAAGAGACACTTGACCTGTTGTTCGTGCAGAGGCCGCAGCCATACCGCCTTCCATGCGTGATAGCTCTGCATTAAGGCGAACAGATTCTTTTTGATCTTCAATTTGCAAATCAGTCATTTGTTTATTAAATTTTATTTTATGTTGGTCATATTCAAACAATCTTGCATTTTGCCTCATCACTTGAATTGGCGTTCCCATTGAGATTTCAACACCAGCGTATGCAAAATTTGCTCTAGCAGTTGATTGCTGCCCTCTAAAATTATACCGATTTTCTGCGTCTGTTTGTAAGTAGTTTTTATTGACAATTTTTTTTTGTATATCAAGTAAATCTAAATCACGTTCAATAATTCCAGCGTTGAATTCACCTGCTTTTTTTGCTGCTTCTGCTGCTTTATCTGCAGCACTTTTGGCTTTTATACCTGACCCAATTTGTAAAGCTGTAGATATAAGAGCAAGAGCTGTTGACATGGTTTCTCCTAAATATCAAACGTGTTTAGACGAGGATACATTGCTAAAATAGTCATTGGTAAAGGTTGAGTTTGCTGAACATAAAGGCGGTCATTATCCTCAAATCCACCAGGAAATTCTATGTCCTTATCACCCGTAAATAACGGCACAGCAGCGTCCATATCCATCGAACTATCACGAAAAGGAATCCGATCAATATTTGTCTCATCCGTTCCAACTTCAATTCCAACCGTTCTAAATAATCTCAACACAATATTATGAATTCGTTTTGGTTTCCCTTGACTTGTTCCATCAACAGATCCCGCCTCTAAACGAAGGGTTTTTAACTTGCTTGTATAGCCTAATCCAACCGCTGCTGTGGTAACACTAAAGTTTGTTGTTATCCCGCCATCAGACACTGTTTTAAGAGCGTGTGACGCTCCATTTGCTAAGACAGATGTTGTTTCACCTTTGAGGTGATATAGACCTGTTAATGACGTTGTTTCTGTTCCGATAAAGGCTAAACCAGAATCGACAAAATGTGCTGCTGTTGTTTCATCACCAAAGTCAAAAAGTTTTAGTTTTTCAATATATCGTTTTGTTCCTTCATTGATTGTTCTTTTTACAATCATATATAAATCATCTTCACCAGTGTCGGTTGGAAGAGTTGCAATACTTTCTACAACAGACGTTCCTTCACTTGTAACAGTCAGCCGTGTTGTGTCAGACGATTTTAATGTAATAAACCCTGTAGAACTTGGATTTGTTTCGTGAATTATAACAACGGCAGCAGCAGGATTTGCAACAGTGAAATCTTCATGGGCGTTGATTGCTGTGAAGATATTATCAGCCGTTGTGTTATTTGATGTGTTAGGGCGAAAACCATTTGTGTTTGTAGGACTAGAACTACCAGCCGTTTCACTTTTAAAAACAACAGATGTTCCATCACTTTTTGTAATTGTAAGAGTGCTTCCAACTGCAATATTTGAATAATCACTTACGGTAATTTTAGCAAGGCCAAAGCGTCCACCTAGGACGTGTTTATGCCAAGCAACAACTTGTTCTTCTCTCCTATACGTTAGTCCAAGTAAAACACCATCACCACGAATAGCCCACACTATACTATCAGGTTCTTGTTGGTAGGCAAATTCTGTAATGCCACCTTCAGTAATATGTTCAGATAAGATCGTCATGTCGGGTGCTTGATAACCAGATCTATTGATTTCACCAACATATTTAAACTCTCGAACTTTACGCCCACCTCGTTGTAAAAACAACGTAACATCCGCAGATTGAACAGGTGTAACCGTTGCTGTTCCATAATTAGAATATTTTCGAATAAGCGTCGTTGTTGGAGTTACAGGCCCATCATTAGTTGTACTTACAACATATTCTCCACCCGACGTTCCAATACTTAAAACCCTTGTTGCTGACAACCACCGAATATTTGAAACCGTGTTTGAAGCAATTGTATAAATTAAAGCATCCGAATCGTTTGTTCCTGTTTCAAAATTATTATAAACGGCTGTTTTTGAAAACCACAACGTTTGTGGATTGTTTATTGTTGCTGCAAATACAAGGCGTTGTTCAAAAAACGTCACAACAGATGGGTAGTTATCTGAACTGGTCAACGCAGGATTTCCACCTGTTTCAGTCAGCGAAGGCGTTGCAAAGGTCCAAGCCGTATGACTTGTTCTTGTTAATGTTCGAATTGCATAACTTGGATGAACAATGTGCATTGTGTCGGCTGATTGGGCATAACGTAAATCTGGTAAATCCGCTTCTGCATATGGGGAGGTTATTTCAAGCACCGCCTGCATTGCTCCACCAGATGTATAGGCTGTAAAACTCGTCGTATTAATCGCTACATCATATAAATCTGTAAGTTCAAATGTATTTGTTGTTTTGTTTGCAACCCTGTAATTTCTATCATTTAATTCTGTCATTCCAACCACAGAGGTTATGAAAATCTCATCACCATCGGAAAACCCATGCGAATTGGACGTTAAAACTCCTGGTGATGCGCGCGTAATAGCTGAAATGTTTTTAGTTGTTCCTGTGAGAACTTGTAAACCTTCGCGGTAAATGCGCATTTTCGATACACCAAATTCCAAAATATATGTATCAGAGCTTTTAAAAACAAAAGGAATTAATCGCCCCTTTACCCCACTTGATTTTATTTCACCAAGATATTCAGTGCCTGGCCTTCGTGTAACACCTCCGTGTGGATGAACAACCATATTTGTTAGATCAGATAAACCTTCGTTGTATTTTTGAATATTTGTTCTGCCCTCAAGCCTGGGAGAGATTTCCCCTGCCGTAAAAGATGCTAGGGCTGGAGCAGACCGAGCCATAAATTAAAACCTCGATTCAATAAAGTTTGATGCCTCAATCCGCTGATTAGCACCTTCTGTTGCATCAATAAACCGAGCTTCTTTTAATCTCGCTTCGTATAACCCAGCCATAACTTGTACAAGGCTCGTTGACCCTGTGATAGCATAACAAGCGTCCATAGCCAGCCTTGCTGAAAGCGTTGATATAAGGTTTGCATCATACTCATTTGGGTCTGTAATCCTTGCAATAAATTTAATTTTAACGGATGATTCATCTGTAAGTAAGTTTCTTCCTTCAATCACAAAAACAGGGCCACCACTATTATCTACCATATTATCATAGGGATACGTCAATGTCCCTGTAGAGAACTCTAAAACCCTTAAACAAAACGGATTGGCTGGTAAGGCATACTGAAACGAATATCCATACTCAGGTTTTTCAGTGAGCTGTGCCAAGGTTGCTCTTTTTGTCAATGAGTTCCAGGGATGCGCTCTAAAAACATCATCACGAACTTGATTAAAAATAAGATTCATATGTCGCCCAGCTTTAGAATTTTCATCTAACGAGCTTATATTGGTTGCACCAAGATGATTTAACGCCCGATTCACAATTGAAACTTCAGATGTCATGTTCTATTCCTAAAAAAAAATGGGGAGCAAAATGCCCCCCACTATCTTAATCCAAAACGTATTCCATTTGGACTACGATTGTGCCAGTTCCAGCCGCACCAGCAAGAGTTGCTGTTACAATGAAACCATTCTCATCCGCATCTATTACAGAGTTACGGCCGAGTGCAACGGTTGCTGCAATGTCCACAACTGTGACAGAAGTCGATGCTGCGGCTGCTTTAAACTCATCTGCATCTAAAGCTACGTCAGTACCATCCGCATTTTTATAAGCGGCGTGGCCAACAGATAAAGTTGTTGATGAACCTAAAGCATCATGTGAAAGCTCCCCTTTGACAATTCTAGCTCCGTTCGGAAGCTTGAACATTTCAATGACTTCGCCTGCACTTAATGATGCGGCTTCATACTCACCCCTTGCGTACCGAACTCGTCCACCAAACTGGATGGTCTTGTTCATAACAGAAGGAGTAGCACGACTATTTGTTCGTTCAATTGAATAAACTGTACCCATGATCTATCTCCTTTCCTATTCGTTACAAGCGATTTCTACAACCTTCTCTTCTTCCATTCTGGAAGCACCATGAGAAGCGCAGTAGTAAACCTGGGTTGAATATGATTTGTCAGCACGTTCTTCAATTCGTGAAGTTACGTCCTTATTTATCGCTAACATACAGCCGTCTTCTGCCCAGGCGTAGCATAGTCTGCTAGTACCATCGTCTTTCAAACGGTTGCTTACGATAAACTTGAAACCAACAAATGTGTCGATCTCACCTTGTACAAG